GCATCTGCAATTGCCGGCCCGGCTTTTGCCCCAAACAGCTCTGAAGCCGCCGCATAAGCATCCGCTTTGTTCGCACCTTCTCCCATTGTCTGTTGGAGTTCACTGAGTGCGTCCCTGGATGATTTGCCGTCTTTGGTCGCATTCTGGAGCGCTTTTTTCAAGCCCGTCAACGCTACGCCTGCGTCTATGCCGTTTTTATCGAGGTTTGCCAGGAACATTGCAGAGTCCGAAAACGACAGCCCTGCTTCGTCAAGCGCGGTCTTGTTCGTCTTCATCAGGTCTGTCAGTTTGTCTACGGAAATCCCCGTATCCTGTCCGGCCTTATTGATCGTATCCAGGACCAGCCCCGCTTTTTCTGCCGGGATGTTCCACGCTTCCATTGCGGACTGCACGGAATCTATGGACGATGAAACGTCCGTCTCGTTCAGTTTCGCAAATTCGATAAAGTGCGCCGACAGATCTTCCAGCTCCTGCCCTGTCAGACCGAACCGCGTATTGACTTCCCCCACGGCGTTCGCCGCCGTGTTAAAGTCTGTCGGCATTGTTTCGGCGAGCGCTTTGGCCCGGTCCTGCATGTCTTTGAGGGCGTCGCCTGATGCTCCTGTCTTCTTGACGATGATGTCCATCGCCTCATCGACTTCTTTCCATGCGGCGATGGACGCTCCCGCTGCCCCCGCGATCGGCGCGGTCACTCCCATCGTGACGGTTTTTCCGACGTCCTGTATCTTTCCGCCGACGTCCTGTATCTTTCCGCCGACGTCCTTTATGCCTTCGCTCGCCGCCTGCAGATTGGCCTGGAGGGCTGACGGCACGTTTTTCGCTTCTTTGTTAAGGGCTTTGAGCGCTTGTTCGCACTCTATTATTTCCCTTGAAAGGGCGTCGTACTGGTCCTGCCCGATATCTCCGTTTTTCAGCTGCTCTTCAGCGTCTTTCTGCGCTTTCTTGAGGACTTCCAATTTGTCCTTTGTCGCGCTTATAGCATCCTTGAGGGTGCGCTGTTTCTGTGAGAGCAGTTCTGTGTTGTGCGGATCGAGTTTCAGCAGTTTGTTCAGGTCTCTCAGTTTCGCCTGCGAGCTGCTTACGCTCTTGTTCACTTTTCCGAGGGCCTTTTCAAGCCCTGTTGTCGACCCTCCGATCTCAACGGTCAGGCCTTTTATTCTGCTTTTCCCCATTTACGCCTCCGTTAAAACCGGTCAAAGTCGTCCTGTGTCGCAATCTGTTCATATTCCGCGCTGTCGTTTGCGCGTTCTGTCAGCATGTCGAGCACCATGCCTATCGTGAGCAGCGGCAGGTCCCGCATTGCGATCCCAAGTTCCGCACATCTGAGCAGATAGAGGGGGGTCGTCATCTCGCGCGTCGTCGGCCTCTCTTTTTTTTTGGGGTCGATGATGTTTTCATATTGAACCCCCACAGTTCTATGATTTCCATCATATGCCTATAGATGTCCATCATCCCGAACTGTGCGAGCCAGCCCATGATCTCCGGAACTTCCGGATCTGCCTGTTTTGCCATGCAATAAGCGATGTTCTCGAGAGTTTCAAGGCCGTTTTCCGGAAGGCGGCCGGATTTGGAGTAGCATTCCATGAGATCGCTCATGTCGCGGAAAGCATCTCGTGAGAACATCACGCGGTACATCCGCGGTGTGGATGCGTCGGCGCGGAATTTAACGTCCACGCCATTGATCTTGATGATCTTTTCCATCCTTGTCTGCCTTATGAATTCAGATGCCATCTGATCCTCCGTATCTGTGTATTACGCCGCTGAAATGGTCGGGACGTAGACAGATCTGTACCAGTTGTTGTATGTGGCGTTGTCCGTGTTGTCCGCCGTGCGGCACTTAACGAGGTCATCGTCGCGCGGATCCGCGGCAATAGACAGCGACTCCGTGACCGGCGTTACTGTCTGCTCTTTTGTCTGGGACGATACGGACGGCCTGGTTGCTGCCACGTTGTATATGACGTGCCTGATGGCTTTTATATCCCCGTCAAATTCGAAGAGCAGGGCAAATCTGACATCCTCCGGCTTGTCCGCCGTCTCCACAAGGACATGGTGGATGTCCATGGTCTCCTGCAAGATCTCTGTCCTGAACCAGTCCGGCACATATGCGACTTCCAGGGACCCCGAATACCCGTTGTTGTTTTTGGAACGATAGTAAACAACGCCGTCCGCGTAAAACGGCGAATCTTCGCCCTGCGCGTCCAGCGTCAGAGATACGGCACCCGGAAGCGCCACAGGCTCGGAGTAGGTGTAGACTCCGTTCTGTACGGTCTGCTTTGCCACGTGCACGTTTTTGATGTTGAATTTTACCTTATTCCCCATAAGGCACCTCCGTTTCATAAATCACTTCGTACAGCTTTTCTGTTTCGATCCAGGTCTCTGATTTCTTGAAATTGATGTCGTGCGCATCCAGGACGGCTTCTACACGCGCTTCGAGCGGCGGATCTTTTTTATCTGTATAAAGCTCCAGGGCAAGCACTGTCTCGCGATAATACAGCCTGCCGTCCGCGTAAAAGCCGGAGCTCTGAGGCATGAGAAAAACCAGAAAAGGCGGGTCCGGCGAATCCCCTTCTGCAAAATGGTCATATGCCACCGGGAGATTTGTTTCCTCTGCCATCTCTGCGATTTGCGCGTATGTCATATCAACCCTCCTCCAAGCGCCGCGGCAGCGCTTCCAGCAGATATTCGTCTGCGGCGTCCTGTGCCGGCCCCATGTGCGGAAAATCCCGTGTTCTGCCTCCTCCCCGTTTCGCGTGCCCGTTTTCCAGGAGGTGGTTGAGAGGTGCTTTTGCGTCTCCGGAATAGACAGTAGCGTGCGCGCTCGTCGAACTTCCAAAGTCCGTCTTAGTGCGGATTCCCTTTTTGTATTCCCCGGTCGCCGAAGGAGCTTTTTCCCTTGCGATCTTCCGCGCAGTTTTTGCCGCATTCCGCACTTCTTCCTGAAGAACAGCGGTTGCTGTCTCCTGATACTCTTCCAGCGCTGCGTTGATCTCACTTGCAAATTGATCAATGCTGACCTTGTTCATTCGTTCCGCCTCTCTGTCTCGCAACGGAATTTCAGGCTGCTGCCTTTAAATGCCATCGGGTCTATGTAGATGATGTTGTATATCTTTCCCTTGCACACGATCCTGAATTTGTCAGGTTCCACGCCTGACAGTTCTGAACACGCCCGGACTGTAAAATCTATTGTTTCCAGAACTGATGTTGAAGCATCAGACTGTTCCTGCCCGCCTGTTTTTGAGACAGTTGCATAGCAGGAAAACCAGGGTTCCCACGTGTTGCCGTGGTTCCTGTATTCGTCTACTTCCAGCGTGTTCTTTTGAAATGTGATCCTTGTCCGCAGTGCCGCGATGTTCAAAACGCCGCCCTCCTCACTCCGTCCCCAAGTGCCCTGAGGTCCAGCATCAGGGCACTGTGATCTGCTTGTTCTCTGTGCTCGTACAGGTAGCCTATGACGTAGAGGATGGCCGTTTCGGCCCGCGTGCCGCTTTCCCCGAGCTCTTCCGCGCTGATGCGCCATGCATCGGCAACGATGATCTCCGCTTCGTCTCTGATAGATTCGATCAGGGCGTCGTCGTCGGAGGAGTCGACACGCAGATATAGTTTCGCTCTCTCAGTTGTTACTATCATGCCGGCTCCCCCCTGCCTTTACCTTAGCTGGACGCTGCCGCAGCGTACATGACCTGTACAGCTTCCGGCAGCACAAGAAGGCCGTCGACCCTCTCTTTCATCACATATCCGATCATGCCGTTTCCTGCAAAAAGCTCACGGAGCAGCTGAATGGACCGTGTCCCGCGGTCGCCGATGTTGTAGTAAGAGAAGTCGCCGAAAGCGATGAACCCTGTGTCTCCATCCTGAGCGGAAGGCTTTGTCGTGGGCATCTCAGGCGCATAGGCGGAGGTCTCCACTGCATATCCGCACAGCCTGTCGGGCTCGCCGGCCTGATAGGACGGCTGCCACATGTACGCCTGATTAACGTCTTTGAGCTTGCGGACCGCTGCCAGTGTCTTGTCGTTCATGACAAAATTGGCCTTTTTGCGGTAAGGACGTTTCAGGGCATAGATCAGGGAAAGTATATCGTCGGGCTTGAGTTCCGGCGCGCTGTTCTTCTCGCTCACGGGGACGGAAAATTCAGAGTTTGTGAACACGCCGCCTGTGCCGGTCTTCTTGACGAATATCCCGAGCGGCTGGCCGGATCCTGTTCCTGTAAGGAATGCAGCCTCCTCTGCGTTTCCGATGGCCCTGCCGAACTGATCGATCAGATAGTTCTCCAGATTGAAGGCACTGTCGTAGAGCAGTTCTTCCGTGACCTTGACTGCGACGTGGAGTTTATGCGCGTCAAGGACCTTCTGGTCGAATGTTGCAGCCCCAAAGGTCAGGGCGCCGCCTTCCGCCACCCACAGCGCGGCGGGCTTGGTTGCTGCGATGTTGATCTTGTGTTCTCCGGATGTGCGGATCGCCGTTCCGAGTCTGCGCATAACATTCTCTTCCGCGACTGTATCGATCAGCCTCCCGTCCCACTCTTCGGGGACGAGATATCCGCCGTTGGCGTCATTCCCCTCTTCGAGGACGTCGGTGACAGATCTGAAACTGGTGCGCATCGCCGTCAGCATGTCTTGCGCGTACTGCCTGGACGCGCGGCCTGTGTGCGTATCCTGCTGTGCTCCGGGGCGGCCCGTGATGGGAGTGGATGTCGGGGCGTCCATTTCCGCCGCGATCGTGTCGAGCCGCTGCCGCCTGTTGATCTGTGCTGTGATGTCTGTAATCTCCTGTTCCATGCGCTCGTAAGTCTGCGCGTCTTCCGCGGACAGTCTTCCGTCCTGCCCATGGGTATCGAGAAAGTCTTTCGCGGCTTCCCACGCTCTCGCGCGCATGTCGTAAAGCTCCTGAATTGTCATGGCTTTTATCTCCTTTTCTTTTTGCTTTGTCGTCGTTTTTCAGTTCCGGTCAGAACGCCTGCTTCAGAAGTTCGAGCCTCTTTTGCGCGTCTGTCACGCTGAATGCGCTGTCACGCTCTTCTGTTTCCTGACGCCTCTCTTTGGCATCTGCGTTCGTGCAGCACGCGATTATCTTTTCGGCGCGGGCCGCTGTGAATGGAATCGTTTCGAACAGCATGGGCATTTTTGAGGCGTCTTCATTTTGGGCTGTCTTTTTCTCTTCTGCTTCCTGGCCTTCTTCCTGTGCTTTTTCCTCTCCTCGGGAGATAATCGAATCTGCAAAACCCATCGACAGGCACTGCTTTGCGTCGAGAAATGTTTCCGCGTCCATCATGTCCGACAGCTTCTTGTGAGACATCCCTGTTTTGAGCATGTAGGCGTTCAAAATGCTCTCTTTGATCGACTGCAGCATCTGGATCGCTTTTGCGAGGTCGTCAGCTGTTCCCATGGCGATTGTCGAAGGGTTGTGGATCATCATCGTTGCGACAGGGGATATCTGCACATCATCCCCCGCCATGGCAATAACAGATGCCGCCGATGCGGCAATGGCGTCGATTTTGACGGTCACTTTCCCGTGATAGTCCCGAAGCATGTTGTAGATCTGATCTGCTGCGAATACGGACCCGCCCGGCGAATTGATCCACACGGTCACATCTCCTGAATCTGAAAAAAGCTCGTCCCTGAATTCCCGCGGCGTGACTTCATCTCCCCAAAACTTCTCATCGTCGATAACTCCGTTCAGGAAAAGTGTTCTTTCTGATTCGGACGCCTGATTCTCGTCCGTCGGCGTCTTGTTTTTTACCCACTTCCAAAATTTACTCAAGAGATCACCTCCTAACATTTTCTGATGCTGCGCCCTTGTAGGCGGCTCCGGCGTCTGACAGTTTCATCATGTTCCCGTTCAGCAGGTAAAGATCGCCGCCTTCGTTTTCAGGTATGCGGTCCCACCCTTCGAGTTCGCGAATCTCGTTGGCGTTCACCCAGCCATTCTGCCTCGCAGTCGCGTATCCAGCCATTCTGCTCTGGTAGTCTCCCCGGAGCAGGCCGTCTACGTTAAACTTTGCAAAAAGCTTTTTCTTTTCTTCCGGTGTCAGCAGGGATTTTTTTATAGCCTGTT